GCTCTGCACGAATAAGCAGTTCCCCACGAGGTTCCATCTTTGGCAGTGCTTTCATCTTGCTACGTTGATCTACTCCATCATCTACTACCAGTGTGTTATTTATGTATGTATTTAAGTAGTCCCCAAGCACAGCCATCCCACTAGCGGCGGGTGGTTTTACATCCATACGTAAGTCCTGCATCATGCTACAAGCCCACTGATAAATGCGCTTCATATCCCAATCAATAAGACCTGCTCTACTGGCTATCATACCGCCAGCTATATTTGCAGCAATAACCGCTGACCAAAACCGTTCTTTCTGACTTAACTTTAATTCCTTATCCATCTTGTCTTGCACAGCTAAAACTGTGTTCTTTACCTCTTCAAAATTACTAACAAGATATGTTATGTAAGGCTCAGCCGCGTGTCCATAGTTAGCCATCAGATCTCTATCAAACGCTTGCCGACCTTCTTTAACACCAATAATTGTGTCAGGCTCTACCATATACTCTAGTACCCGCATCAACTCACCGTTAGCTCCATCTTTTAACATAGACAACTTATCGTAGAAAGAAGCATTAGACGAGGTTACGCCAATCAGTTGCCACCTAGTACTGTTCTCCATAAGTTGTGAAGCTGCGGTCAAACGGTCTTTACCTTTACCTTGAGACACACCATATGCGAAGTCTGAAAATAATTTTGCGGGTAAGTTAGTAATCTCATCTTGCGTAAAACACAAGTGGTTGTAGATCCCTAGCTTTTTATACAGTGAGTTAGCTGTGTCTTTCGGAGTACCACATAAGTCTTTTGGGTGTCCAAATATACTGTTGATCATGAACAAAACAGTAGACTTACCAGTGCCCGAATCAGAATGCACCAAGTTTATTAGCGCTCCACTTTGCCCAGTAAACCTAAGTAGAGGCGAACCAAACGCACTCAATGCTGCAAATGCTTTTGCTTCCAAACCTTCTCTACCGTATAAACTCCATATCTCTTTCCACTTCTCAAAAGTCCCTGCGGTGTGTATGCGTGGTGCTATCTCTTTTGTGACATCTGACGGTGGGCTATGGTACACACCATCCGCACTTATCTCTCGATCCCCCAAAATAAACTTGCTGTCTTTGTCAGCCCAGCCAAATTGTTTCCTCATTATCTCCGCCCTTCTCTTATATTGTAAGTTTCTAGTAGCATGTGCTATGTACATCGCTACTGCCTCGGCTTTCTTTCTGCCTATAGTTATGACACCGTTTTTAGCTAGCATCGAAGCTAAATCTGCTAACTTAGACATGTAAGCACTTTCAATTACAAATTCTCGTATGCCATCAGTAGGTAGATGAACCTTAACTACAATCATGTCTCCTATCTCACGATCATACATGCGCTTAACTACATACAAGTCATGCTCATATACAAGTAAAGGGTCTGCCTCTTCTTCTGGAGGAGTTACATACACACCACCATTTTTACCTCTAAAGTATGGGTCAGGATATTGAGGTATTACATGCGTCTCATCTTCTTCCCCATCTTCACCTTCAATAACTATAGTGTTGTCTTCCTCACTAGCTTCTTCTACTTCCTTGCCTAGTGATATTGGTGACTTAATCCTGCCTTTAAACTGACAGCCTTCACAACCCCCTGGATTTGACTTTTCAAACTCAACGCAACCATGTGGGCCTTTGATGTGCTCAATCTTTTCCTCAGTTGTAGTAGGGTCGTAGTCTGGATGGTCTTTTGATAGCTTGTGTATAGCCTTGTCCTTGTCACTACAAAACTTTGCTATCGATAAAGCATTAAACCATCTAGGCTCCGTCAGGTTTGCACGATCTTTGTACGCACTAAGCAACTGCTGACATCCATTCTCACTAACACTACGCACCATAATCTTAGTAAAACTAGATGTGTAGTTACCCATGAGGGACTTAGTAAGTTCAGACATCTCCCGCTTTGGTGCGGACTCTACCCCTTCCTTTACACCTAATATGCTACGTATATCTGCTATAGATGTCGGCTCAGCCTCTTCTAATACAGTTACTTTATTAGGTGGATCATCTTTAAAATTATACGTATCCGGTACTCTAAGAATCCTTGCGGGTTCAAACACTACTGGGTCGATATAAAAGTTATGAGTCAAACAAAGATCACGTAGTCTGCGTGCAACAGGCTCCCATTCTTCTCGCGTCAACTCTTCTATTACAGGCCAGTATGCGTGTATACCGCGCCCTGAGTTAACTACAATCGGATCAGGTAATCCTATCTTCTCGCAGAAAGCCTTGAGTGCTTCTAGTCCGGTGGCTTGATCGATATACCCATCAGGTCTACCAGTCTCCTCACTAACTACAGCTTTAGCTTCTCCACAATCAATATCTACCCAGAAAGATTTAAGTAAGTGAACGTTATCCTTGGTTCTATTCGCATTAGTTGCAAACTTAGCGACTCCAAAATATACATCCCAGTTATCAGCAACAAAATCCTTGACAAGATTATCTACCTCCTCCCTAGTCTCTACTAAATGCTGATCTACTCTCTTTCCTTTTATACCTAATACGCAAAACCACCCAGAGGACGGCTGTACTGTATTAAGTAAGTCCATATGTTCGCTCTCTTATTTGTTTTGGTTAATAAAGTTTTTTATTGCATCTGACTGCGTAGCTCTAGGTGTAGTAACCCCCGCAAACCAATTGTAAATTGTTTGCCTACTAACACCCAGTTGAGAAGCTACCTCAGAGACAGATACACCTATTTTGATGCACTGTCTTCCAAGGCGAACTCCTAGTAGCTTACGATCAGCTTCCTTATTTAACATTACTAAACGTATGCTATAACCGTAACTCATTATTCGCTAAGCCAGTCGTCTACTACATCAGCTACATCTTTCTTAGCTTTAGGAGCAGTTTCTTTTTTCTTAGCTGGTCGAACTTGTGGTTCTTCAACAACGTCATCTTCTTCAGGCTCATCTGCACGCTCAATCTTTGGCTCTTCCTTCGGTAACTTCTTAACACCATCAGTTTGAGCTACTGTAATAGACGTATACATTTGAGCTTCTGGCTTATTCTTAGCCTCTTCAAGCAATGCATGTTCCTCGTCAGTAATGTGACGCATTGGAGTAAATACTAACTCCATCGTATCTGCGTTGGCATCGAAAGCTACGTTAGTTACAACATCGTCAACACCTTCACCGTTACCCAATAAAAACTTAATATAAGACTCAAACGGATGTGCGTTGTTTAACCCCTTACCAAATAAAGATTTAGCAGGTATATTCATTTGATAAATGTCACCACTCGTATCCCCTGCTAAAAGCACAGCTAGTCTACGTTGATATCTACACGCTCTACCACCACTTTCACCAGAGCCTTTTACATTCTGAGGACAAGAAAGGCATGATGCACTTTGTTTGTCAGACGCCATATCTTCTGGCTTTTCTCCTAAATTAGACCAACAATTAGGTAGTGTGGCTTCTTTCTTAGGGTCGAACTTTTCCTTATAGAAAATACGTGAGACTTTAGGTAGTAGACTTACAATGATTACATTAACCTCACCACGTACAGCACTACCAAGTTGTTCCCCATTAACTACACGTTTGAACGTACCGTTAGTGTTAGCTTGAATGCGCCTGTTTGTAGAGCTTGTTTTCTGCATAAGCGACTTAGATAGGTCACTTAGCTCTCGTTTCCTAGTGCTGACTGGTGCGCTCTGATCTTTAAATATTGCAACGTTTCCCATACTTACTCCCTATCGTTTGGTTGGTTTTCGTACTGAAATTTTGTACTCACTGTTTGCTTGTAACCCAATCGGCAACTTATCTGGATTTTCTTCGATAAACTGCCTCATGTTTGTTTGCTGGATACGTGGTTCTAACAAATACATAGCATCATTGTCTTTAATGAACTGATGCATCTGCTCCCAATCACTAGTCCAGTATCTAGTGCTGACTCTTCGGGATACTGTTCCTTCAGATGTCTTAACGCTATCTAAATTTGACTCATTGCAAAACTCCAAGAGTTTACTTGCAACCATATCTTGTTGCTCTTTAAGCTCGGCAACTTCTTCTTTGTACTTCAACTCTTTTTCTTTAATAACATCACGTATCTTTCTGTACGTAGCTACATACTTTTCCACTTCCGTGCTCATTTAAAACGCTCCTTTTCTAAATAAGGTCTTATCCATAAAAGTTCTTTAGTAGGTACAGCACCGATTGAAAGTAAATGTATTTCTGAATATCTAAAGCCGTTTTCTGTATTACTTTCTGTCCCAACATATTCGATACCACCTAAACTTGGTGGAGTATACGTAGGCACATATACCTTGCTACCCAACTTAAAACAGCGTATATATTTTTTCTCTAGCGTATCTTTAGTAGTTACAGACTTTTTAGCGTCTGACTGTCGCCTCTCTTCGAGAGTCATTACGGCTTTCATATTAGCTCCTTGTGTTGTAGGAATAGACTAGTATACCAGCTAGTTGTACAATGTCAAACTATTCTTCTGATATTTCTTGTCTATATAAATCAATGATTTGGGAGTGATTCCCTATTTTGTTGCGCAACATTGAGTACAATCGGTTTTCAACCTCGCTCCCTTGTATATGCACAATAGTCATAGCGTTCTTTTGCCCCGGCCTGTCAATACGTGCGTTAGCCTGTAGGTAAGTTTCTACGCTAGTAACTGGTGCATACCAAATGATTGTATTCGCAGCTGTTAAAGTTAAGCCGTGTGAAGCGGCTTGTGGTTGAATAATTAAAACTATTGGGTCTTCTTCAGTTTGAAACTGTTTAATTCTTTCTGAACGTTTGTTTAAGGACACCGCGCCATTAATAACCGCGCAAGTAATGTTGTTCTTTTCTAGTTGTACTTTAAGTAATTCTATAGTGTGCGTGAACGGCACGAAGATAAGAACTTTGTGGGAAGACTCTTCAATTGCTTCTAGTATTACTTTAATACGGTTAGATACATCAAACTCAATAACTTCTTTTTCGTCTG